TCAGCCACTCACGCACCTCTCCGGGCAGCTAAAACTAAATATTGCTATTGTTAAGCGGGACAAAAGTAAATGAAAAAAGGTGAATAACCAAATAAACGTGCAGAAAAAAATTATCTACAAAAAAAGGTGGGGATAATCCCCACCTGTAAAAAGGGCGCAGACGACGCTGATCTTTCGTAAGTTCCCGAAGGCTCCTAATCTATGCTTACGCGAGTCGGCATCCCGACACAATTTATTTTAGATTTTCAACGGTTTGACACAACCATTTGAGGAATAAACATTTAGCGAATTATTTGAGAAGTGGCGGTAACGAGTTGGCAACCGTGCGAATTTCAGCGTTTTGTGGGGTTATGCTGTCAAATAACTCTTTGCAGATACAAAGGTAGCCATTTTTTTTGCTGAATCAAAAAAAATGGCTACCTTTAAACCTTGAGAATCACAACAAAACTATAAAGTAGTTTGTGAGAAATCTAAATCGTAACGGACTCCTCCATCTTTTTCTTTAGAAAAATTGCCGATGCAGATAAGTTCAGGAATGTCAACAGTCCAAAAAGCAACAGAAATTGTGGATTGAGAGGAAACGTCTATTGTTTTCAACAGTTTATCAGCCTCTTTTTTGCATAACAATTTTAATTCCTCAAAACTGTTAGTTGTTTTTCCACATTTAATGGAAAGTTCTTGATTTGAATTATTCATTTTCATTGTTATTGTTTTTATAAGTCTTCGCCATTTGCACGATTGTATTCATTATCGTAGAACATTGTAATATAATATTTCCCATAATAGTCAGATATCATAAACCAAACAGGTCTTTTTGAATAACTTTCCATTACATATTCTATAGAGAGTTTGATAATTTCAGATTGAATTTCTTCAGTTGGATTTTCTAATTGTTCTTCCGTATATTTAGACAATAAGATAGACTGTAATTTTTCTTTAATGGCAACAGTATCTGTTGCTGCTGACTGTTGATAAAAAACAGCTTCATAACGTTTCTTATGAACGGTTATTTCATAGGAGATGTTTTCATCTTCGGGTATTGTGTAATCTTGTAAAGATATATACTTAGGATTATTTGCAAATTGCTCACAAAGCCTATTAAACCTTATTTGAATGGCACGTTCATCAACATTATTGGCATCAGCTACCATAATACGGCAAACTTTATTATTGTTAGTTACGACAAAAACATTAACCTTTGCGCCATTAAATTCTCCAACCAAAGCATCTGTCGTAGGGTCATTCCGATAACCTTTTTCTTTCAGTTTACGTATCATCTCAGTCTTACTTCCATCAATAGGAATTCCAAGAAAT